GTAAAGTTAGTAATAGAATCTACAACCTTTCTCTTCAAGTAATCAGGTGAAAAGTGAGTACCAATCATGTTAAGATTGGGTTTAGTAGAATCTGGAACATGTAACCTATCTTTAGTAGATAATCCACCTACATTAACTATGTTAAGAGTATCATAACATACATTGTTAAAAATATACTTCCTATCATATACAGAAATGAAAGTTTTTGTGATAGTATCACCATTCCATGTCCAATAACCATCGGTATGTCCAAGAAGTGATTTAACCAATCCTCGAATCTTACCAACCTTGGTATCCCCTGGATTGTTCTCTCTAATCTTAATTTCTCTATCAATAAGAGTATCATTAAGATTAAACTGATTTACACCATCAAGTAAACCATCTCTTACATCAGATGCAATTAAATTAGCAATTTCAGAAACTGTAATCCCCAACTGAGGTAAGTGTGTAGTGTTCTCTTGGGTTTGCATCCTTGAAATAGTAAGTTCTTGTTTTACTTTACTATTAAAAGTAGCTACAGTAAATGGTCCTTTTGGGTAACCATTTATTACCCAAGCTTCTCCTCTATGGCCACCGATTATAGCAATATAATTCGTACCATATCTAGCCTTCTCTTGTGGAGTGGCATGTCGAACAACCGGAGCTGGTTGTTGTGGAATGTAATTGTTATCTTTAAACGATAAAGATAATTTGTTGATGTGTCCTTGATTTTTGTACTTACGAATCGGATTTCCTATTAGTGCATCACTTGCAGTTGGGATATAGATGTCATGTAAAGTAATTTCTTTATTTTCTAACTTCTTAATCCCAACCATAGTTTCGTCACTAAATTTGGATTGTCCTACTTCGTTTAATACAAACCACTTGTCCACCTCGTGAGCTGTGTTTGTTTTCATAAATAAAATAGTGTGGAATAATTTTTGTTTGAACTAAAAATAGGGATTCCAACTATAAACCTATTTTTAATTTTTGAGTGTTATCACTCATTTACTATGTAAATATACGACTTATTATTGGATTAAACAAGCCTTTTCTTAATTATTTTCCTACATTCCAAAACAATGCTCCTTTGGAAGCACGTTCTTTTATAAATTCCCAAGCTTTACTATCGTAAGTAAGTGAACTTGGAAATGGAGGTCTTTCTACTTCTTTACATTCTTGATTGAATTGATATTTCGATAAAAATGTTTCAGCTCTACCTCTTTCTCTTTTTGTTGTATTATGTCCTATTCTAACTCCATATACTTTGGCATCGGGAAATGCCCTCTGTAATCCTCTCGATAGTACTCCACTACTCATTACAGTCCAAATCTCTTTAGGTGGTTCTATATCAAGTGAGAGAGCGGTATCTCTCATTGCGTTTATTATTATATCATCATCTCCACCAAATGGAATAAGTCTACTTCCTGGATGAGTTCCTACATATTCTTTAGCCCTAGCCTGAATAACGTTTAGGTATCCCATTTCACATTCTATAATATTACAACCCAACTTTAGTGATTCAGTTGTTAACCAATTATGTTCTCCTGCAGGTACAGTTACAGTTGCCTTCCTACCCAAATCATGACAAGCATATGCCAATGATAATTGTGCATATCCTTCTCTCGGTGAAGCGTAAACCCACTCTTTTACATCAGGGAATGATTCAACGAATACATTAAATGCTCTTCGTTTAGTACCACCATCTAATAAATCATCTCGAACTACCTTAATACCATCATGCTCTATGATGATTGGTTTTGGTAGAATGATTGAAGATTTTCCAATTGATTTTGGTAAATTAAAAAATTCTGATTGTTTCATATATGTGTCCAGGTTCTATTGTTAACTATTTCGTCTATATTCCATTTACTAACTTTAAAGTTACGAGCAATCACATTTGTAGAAAATCCTTGTTTATAAAGTTTTCGTATTTCCAAAACTTGCTCATTAGTAAGTTTTGAACGTGGATGTGATTCACCTCGTAATCTCATTATTTGTTATTTAGATACCTTAGAAATATCTCTTTCAATCAAAGTACTCATATGGTCTGCAAAATGAAGTACATGTCCAATATTAGACCTCTGTGCTTTATTTATATCAAATGTTTTTAAGTATTTCATATTATCTTCATCGTAAATACCATCAGTTAATTTAATACCAAAAAATTCCTTTTCGGTATATTTGATATCGTACTGTGATAACAGATAGAAAGTCCTATCTGTATGTGTCATATAACTAATATTTGGATTATTAGTATATACTTCTCCTCTATTTTTTCTATGCCATTCTGATTGTTGTGGCACATATGATGGAGATCCTTTAATACCCAATTTACCTAAATCATGATGAAATGCAGAAAATAACAATTCTTCTTGTGTAAAATCTACAATACCACCAGCTTCTTGATAAAGTTTTAACATACGAAGTGAGTTTCGTGCAACGTTCATAACGTGGTCTATATAACCACCATCATATGAGTTATGATAATTAACATTACCACTTGCAGGTGCAATAATAAGATTTGAACCCAACTCATCGATTGAATACATATGAAGTAGTTGTTCTAATCGTTCTCCTGATATTGACTTCTTCAACGCTTCAAGAAATTTATTATAATTAGATTCGAGTTGTTCGTTTGTGTATTTTTTCATGTAACCTATTTTTATGTTTTATTGTTTTTATTGTTTTACTTTTTAATCTACTCTTTCAATCTTACAATTAACTTCACACATATTTGATGCGATTGGATGTAAGATGGAAAAATTCATTGCTGATTTTAAACCATTGGTTAATCCAAAGTTTTTATCAACAAAATATACAGTCTGTGTACCTTCTTGATTAGATAATTGTTTACTCAATTTCTTCGGAACTTTAGGGATTCCAACAACTGGTTTATCCTCTTCTTCTCCTGCCATGTATACTTTTATACTTGCTGCCATGTACTATGTTTATATTTATTTGTTACAAATATACGAAATTTATTTGATATAACCAAATATTTTACTATATATTTTCATTTAAAGCGTTTATATACGCCATTTCGGATTGTACTCCTGTGAATCTTTGTACTTCTTCACCATTTTTTTCAATAATAACAGTAGGAACAGAACGTACGTGGTACTTCTGTGCAACTTCATACTGAACTTCTATATCTATATCTTCAAAATTTACATTATTAAATTTTGTTTTTACACTTTCCATTAAGGGAGTTAGAACCTTACAAGGCCCACACCAATCAGCATAAAATTTCTTTACGTGTATCATATTATTGTTTTTGTTAAATTAATTATTCTGTTTCTATTGTTATTTATATATAACTTTTGAAGAGTTTCATCAATACCGATACCAAGGTATTCATTCAATCTATCAAGTTCATTATTTACATATATTTCTTCATACGTGAACAGAGGTATATTGTGTTTTTTAGATAATTGTGATAATGCCGTACTGTGTTCTTTAAAATGATACATACATTCATTTACCAATTGTTCATCAATATTCCCATATGGTTCTCGTATATGGTATTTGGAATAATCATTACCATATTTAGATTTTCTAAATGCTAATGATTCTGATTGTTCCAATTTACTTTCCCTATCCAATAAAATTACTTTATCAGATTTTAGTATAATTTGTTCACCAAATTCAAATAAAGAATTATATCCTTTTGCTTGTTGGTGAATTAGTATTTTATAAAATACATCATTTTCCAAACTAAATATTTCTCTCTCTTTGAGAAACGGTGTTGTTTCTAATTTTAAATTAAATATCTTAGAAAGATATAATGATAAATTAGTTGAACCACTTCTTGCTGAACATATTAAACTAATCATACCCTATCCATCACATGCAACACAATCGATATCCATTGCTCTTGTTGCAATATCTCCTCTAAGAACTGATTCCGTTCTCATATAGTATAATGTTTTAATACCTTGTTTCCAAGCTTCCATTGTTACTTGATTAATCCACTTAGGTGAAACCACCGATGGGAAAGCTAAGTTCAATGAAACTCCTTGGTCAATATATTGTTGTCTTACACCTGCTTGTTTAACCAAATCCATTTGGTTAATTTCTTTAAATGTTCTAAATACATCTTTTACTGGATATGATTTCTGAGAATCTTCTTCAGATACCTCAGCACATAGTACCATTTTATTGTTTAAGTAACACCACTTGTCTAATTCTAACACATCTTGTACTGAACCAGCATCATCTAATATTTTATCCCATGTATCTTTATTATTGATACCAGCTTTTCTTAATACTTTTTCAAGTTCAACATTTCTTCTAATGAAAGTACCCTTTGATGTTTGTTCCGTGAATACATTTGCAGCCCATGGTTCAATACCAGGTGAAACGTTACCACTTAATTTAGAGTTGGATACTGTTGGAGCAATTGCTCTTAAGTGAGTATTTCTCATACCAGTTTCTCTACACCATAATGGTTCACCATATTCTTCAGCCATATCTCTACTTGCTCTTTCCGATTCTATCTTTAACTGAGAGAAAATCTTACGAGTTTCAAATTGTGCTTCCATTCCTTCAAATGGAATTCCTCTTTGTTGTAAATAAGTATGCCATCCTAATACACCCAATCCTAATGCTCTACCCTTTTCTGCAGATGCAACTGAATGTTCGAATCCTTTCATATTCTTAGCCTTTTGAATGAATTCCGAAAGAACTCCATCTAAAAATATAGTTGCTGTATAAACTAAATCACTATCTTTCCACTCATCATATTTGGATAAGTTTAATGAAGATAAACAACATACGAATGAATGATTTTCATCAGTATGTAAAGTAATCTCAGAACATATGTTAGTCATATGTACTTTTAATCCGTTTTTCTTATATGCTTCTGGATTTGCCTTGTTAATGTTACCTTTGTACATAATATAAGGTTCACCAGTTGCTTTTCTCTTTTGAAGTAATGTACCCCACTTTCTACGAGCATCCGAATCTCCATCTTGAAGTTTTCTCATAAACTTATCACCTACAACTGCACATTGGTGTAGATTTAGTGATTGTCTATTTACATCTCCTTTAGGTTCTCTTATTTCTAACCACTCTTCAAAATCCTTATGTTCTATATTAAGGTTTACTGATGCAGCTCCTCTTCGTACTGAACCTTGGTTTGTAGCAAGGATTGTAGAATCATATATCTTAGCAAATG